GGCCACTCCTCTAACCCACCCTTTCGCCTTTGCTGGGCCGTACTTCGTGCGACTGTAGAACGTCTTACTTAGTACACGCCCAGCTTTGGGGCCGAAGACGTAGTCGCCATTGTCACGAGGGTAGAACAGGCCACTGCAAAATTCCAGCGTCGCCTCAGTCTTGATGTCGGCCACTATGTTGTGCCCGGCCAACACCCCAACCCGCACAAAAATGGATTCGATTAGTGAGTTGAAGCCGCTTGTTGTTACTTCAGCATCATCGTCACCCATTATTATTGCGCGGTATGGCAACTTCAGCATGTCTGCCATTGTTATCTCACCCCTGTGCCTTAGCACCAGACGCATGATCAGGAAAATTGCCCGGTATTTGATGCACATGTGTAGGAATGTGTTGCCGCATGTGGTATCACCGTCACCCGATTGTACTGTCCCAAGAACGCTGTATTTGCTTCCGTTCTTGGTTGTCCCGCGCCTGGGCTTCTTGCCCCTCTGCTCCATCACGTTGAGAAAATCCTTCTCTGCAGGCATTAAAATGCTGTACACAACCCATAGGAAGACTAGTGCCTGCTGATGGACGTTTGCGTCCCATCTGTTGGCATCTTTCTCACTGAGCTGTTTCCTGTCAGCCTGCTGGCACACCACGTGCTGGTTTTCCCCCCCCCGACCACACACCCGCATCATTGACTCCGTGGATGAGTAGGTCTTCACAGAATTCCGTGCTTTCCTAAACCACTCACCCAGTGCCTCGGCATTTAAGCCCGGTCCATAGGTTATGAGTAGCTCTTTCTCCCCATCTGGCTGATGTGCCTTTTTGAAGAAGTTGCCAAGTGCTAGAGATTGCGGCCCTGTGGCTATCTTCCCTATCACCTGCTTCCCCTGTATCAGCCTGGAGTCGGCATGGTGTCTTTTGTCGTCCTTCGCTATGTCGCCCACCACGGTTATTGCGTTTTCCTGTTTAATGAACGAAACTGCCGATTTCCCACCCAACAGCGACAGGTGCCGCTCCTGGAAGGCAGTTCTGAGCTCTTGCCCCATGGCTCCAAACCTCTTGGTCCACTCAACCGCATCCACCGGGTTCAACCCCCCCGTTATGGCCGTGTCACCACAACCGAATGGCACCACGAGGTCGAAAAGGCGGACATCTAGGCCCAGTTGCTGGTCAGACATAGGTTTCTTCAGTAGATCTGGCATCACGCACAGTAATCCAACCATCTCATCCCAGAAGTCCCCAACCGCCAGGTATGGGCACACCCTATATCTAGTCTCATACCACCTCATCGTTGGCTCGGCTATGTCTCCCCAGGTTCCCAACTGCAGCTCTGGTTCAAACGCCGTGGCTTCATACCTATCCCCGTAGGCCTCGATCGCCGCCCCGTCCGCCGCTGACTCAGACCACCCGGTTGCCATTATTGCCCTGCCGACCACCGCTTTCTCCTCATTGTGACAGCAGGGCCTGAAAGTTGTGGGTACTGCATCAAAAAGCGCCACGCCATACATCCACAATGAGGTTCTTCCCTCACAGGTGGTGAATTTGATTTTGCATTCGCTGCCTACCCTGGCTCTCTTGCCAACCCTGAAGTCGCCAAAGTCATTTGAGCAGTGGTTGATCACCTCTCTAACGCCTGCCACGGCCCGGCGCACGCCCAACTGACTATACAAGTCCCTGGCCAAACCCACCGACAGTGTTTGCGTAGTGCTATCACTTATCGGCTTTGCATGCAGTGCGGTCCTATTCCACATCAGGTGCACCATGAAGGCTATTGGCAGCCACATCGCAGCCAAGGAGTAATGGAGCGACCCGCGGGTGAACGCTGATTTCATCACCACTGGCATGGCCTGGGCGTTGGGATTGGCGTGGGCAAAATTGAATGATTCCCACAGCCCAAACGCTCCTGATACAACAGCTGAGTAGTTCCCCCCGTTAAGCCGCTTTAACCCTTCCTCCATCGCGACGTGGGCCATGTCCTCCGGCATGGCCATCAGCCTCCTGCCTGAGCGCCCATTCACTGTCTGGGCCTGCGTGCTTGTGGCCAGGGCTATCAACCCAACAGCCACCACCCCCAAGACTGACCTGCCCCAGCGCCTCGGCACGCCGAAGTGGGCCTGTATGTTATCACGCCCTCCAATCTTGACCCCGTTGAAAGCAGGCAACCTCTCAAGCGCCGCCCTGACATTTGGCACGAAGATGCTGGATCTCATTTTCCTGAAATTCGGCAAGAACCCCCTTATCGACCTGTCAGGCCTTCCCTGGTCCCCGTAATGCTGTTGCCAGAATGGCCCTTGCAGCATCAGGGGCTCAACACCAGTCAATCCGGCTTCCTCGTCCACCGTCGTGCGGTTAGTGCAACCAATTGTGGGCTCAGGTACGGCCCTGGGCGCTGTGGGCCTGGTCGACACAGCATCGAGTAGGTCAATCAAATGGTGCCCCTCACCTGGTGCGCTACCATCACCT